CGCCGATTCCGTAGCTCCTCCGCTACCCCAAAACAGCTGAAGAAATTCTTCGGCTCTATGGAAAAGCAAAAGGAACATAAGGAAACAGTGGTCCGCGACATAATGTCAGGTTTGCCAATCATGAGGTCGATTTTCGAAAATATGAAAGTCGTGTCCAACCGTTTACACAAGATGCACATTCAGAACGCCCATGAGAGTTTCAGTCGAAACGCTCACGGTACGTTTCGGAGTGAAATGGACCTCTCTAGCCATGGTAGGGCTCGTTTCTCAATGAGAAAAGGGCATTCCATGAGCGTTAGAGGTGAAACAATCTACCATTGGATCTCGTCTGAGACCCACTCCGCTCCTAACCTTGTTAGGAAGGACGGAAATTGGAAGATAGTTTCCACAAAGGAGAACCAGATTTCTGTGAAGGAGTTTCTTAGACCCCTTCACTTATCTTCGTTCGACTTTGGTGACATTTCTCCGGATGAGTCCGACGTCCCTTTCCACCAAAACGATCTCAAGAACCACTACCTGGATAACAATTTCAAAAGTTATTCACGGTGGGTGGGTGAGAAAGATGTTGTTGGGAAGGTTTCTTTCATACAGGAGCCGGGATATAAGTTGAGAGCAATTGCTAACCCCTTTCGGGTTTACCAGTGGCTTCTCTTCCCATTGTCCGCAGCTCTATGGTCACAACTCCGTTTTCATACGGAGAATGACTATACGTATGATCAAGACGCCGGCGTTAAGAAAGTGCAATCCTGGTTAAAGGAAGGACGAACAGTTCACTCAATAGATCTTTCTGATGCAACCAACAATCTTCCGTTGGATGTCCAGATGACCTTCTTGAGGTCCCTGCTACCTCCTGAGTTTGACAAGCATCTACAGCTATTTGAGTATGTGTCCCGCGGGAATTGGCTCTGTCCGGACGGTTCTTTCCGTTCCTGGACTGTTGGTCAACCCCTTGGTTTACACACATCATTTGCCGCATTTGCACTGACCCACCACTTTATCGTTAGAAATTGGATAGGTCATACGGAGTACGCTATCGTCGGTGACGATATATGTATTCCATGTGATTCTACCTATGGCTATCGATTTGTGATGGAAGAGTTGCTCGGTTGTCCCATATCTGAAGACAAAACCCTCCTTAGTAATAAGGTGGCTGAGTTTGCAGGTAAGGTTATAACCGCAGAGAAGGTGATCAATTCTCCCAGATGGCAGGATCTTGGTGGTCAGAACTTCGTGTCAGTCATAAAAGACTTTCCCGAGATGCTTTCCTCCCTCAAACAGCCATTTAAGAAGATTGCCGAATTCGCCGTGTCTCTTCCTGAGCCCCTTGGTTGTGGATGGAATCCAAAAGGGATTCCTCTCCTTGACCGTATAAAGGGCTTTGAGGAAGTTTGGTGGAACTCCATCACTGGAGCAAATCCACTAGCT